ATGGCAGCACAGCCGATCCCTGAATGATCGCCGCCACCGCCTCGGACTGCACGTCGCGCACGGGCATGGTTTCTGGTTTCTTACGGAAAAACATCATTCGTTTGCTTCCAGTTGCTTGAGTTGATCTTCCGCATCGCGGATGTAAAAAGCCAAAACCGTGGTCTCTTGTGACAGCCACGATGGCCTGACGCCGTTCCCATATCTCTTCTCCAGATCGTCCATCTGGGCCTGCTTCTGGGCGATGTAGTCGCGTAGTTTGTCTGCTTCGGTCATCACATGATCCCCAATCTGTCTAAGGCGAAGTACGATTTCTTGAACGATGCGATCAGGCGATCAATTTTCGCAATTTTTTCACTGATCGAAGGGGTCGGCGCAGTGTCATTAACGATTGTCAGCGTTTCGCGATAATCCCACAATGCGGTCAGGACGATATGCGTCTCTGCTGCGGTCAGCCGGATTGCCATGTCACCACCCCATCCCGAGGCCGAACATGAAGCCAGCGTAAAGCAGGCCGAAGAGGCAAACGGTGGCGATGGCCTCGCCGAGGATGTCACGGATACGCATGTCAAATCTCCTTCAGGGCGTTGGCGATGGCGGTGTTCAGGCGCTGGGCCAACTCGGCGCGGCGCAGGTAGAAGGTCAGGGCTTCGATGTCGTCGTAGTCCGGCATCTCGCCGTGCTTGCTGTATTCAATGTCGTTGCAGACGCACTCAAGCGCGGTCGCAGCCTGCTCCAGCGTAAGGGTTACGGTTTTGGTCATGTCGGTCATCCTTGTTTGCCACCCGTTGATGTCAATTTAATTTGCCACGCTTGGCATTGCAACTAAATAATTGCACTTGACGCAACTTTTTTTACACCATAAGCCTAAACAACCGAAACAAGGAGAAACGCCAATGATGGCCCAAACTCAAATCCGGCTATGGTGCGCGCAGGACGGGCGCAAACTAGGCTGGCTCGCAAGAAAAGTTCCAGTGGCATCGTCCAGCCTTTCCCGCTGGATGACAGGCCGCGTCGTGCCGTCGGCAGTCTACCGCCACCGCATTGCCGACATAACCGGCATTGAGGATTTGCGGTTTGAAGAGGAATGGATTTCTGGGAGGGACATCGCATGAACCGCAGTGAGATTTTGGACACCGCCAAGGAACACATCAACGTGGACCGCGCCGACACGCACGGTGACGCAGCCTCAAACTTTGGGCTTGTGGCCGCGTTCTGGTCCGCCCACCTCGACACCTACGTCGGCCCGGAAGATGTCGCCGTGATGATGACGCTGTTCAAAATCGCCCGCATCAAGGCCAACCCGCAGCACATAGACTCGTGGTCAGACGGTTGCGGCTATCTGGCTCTCGGCGGCGAGATCGCGACGGGTGAAGCATAAACAACAGACCGTCCACAAAATGGACGGTCTTACTTTTTGTGCGCCTTGATCCAATCGACAACCTGCGCGCTGGCATCTTCCGCACCTTTGCCAACGATCACCTTGTGACCGATGCTTTCCAGATGCTCAATCATCGCCACTTGCTCGGCCGATAGCTTCCCGCCTTTTATACGCTTCATCTCGACCCATAGCCGCCACGCCGGCACATGTAAGTCCGGGATGCCCGACACAACGCCCTCTGCTTTCAGACGTTTGGCCGTGCTAATTGCGCGATGCCCGCCATTTGGAATGGCAAAGATCAGCACGGCCGGAAACTTGGCGCGGAACCAATTCACAAAGCCCTCTTGTTCTTCGCTCTCAGAAGGGAGGTTGTTGCGTCCACTCATCGCATCCATCTTTCTGTGCCTCGTCCGGCACGATGTCTCGCCACCGCAGGCAATAGCGTTCGTCCACCAAATTCGTGCATGTCCGGCAATCAGAACCCGTCTGCGAACATTTCTGTGGCAAGTCGTTCAAGGCGCTTCTCCTCCTCTGTTTTCTCTTTCGGAGCGCGTGGCTTGACCGTGCTGTAGTCAAGCTGCACGATCTCGTTAAATTTCGGGTTATCAGCACGCGGCTTGATCCTGATCCGGCTTGGCCAGTTCCACATGGTGCATTGCCCCAGCGCATCGGCCGTGGTCATAGCTGTGCTATCAAGTGCCTTCATGCGCGCCTGATACCGGCTGGCAGCATATCCGCCGTGATCTGGGCAGAGCCATTCGCTAATCCGCACCATGCCGCAGGTGTAAGTCACCTTCACGCTGTCGGGCTTGCCCTCCTTCTGATGCAGCGCGTATTCCACGGCCTCAACGTCCAGCCATTCGGCCTCGACCTGCGTGGACAACATCGCGCCGCTGTAGCTTTTGGTTGAGTGGTTCAGCGCAGGTGCCGGAAACTCAAAACCGCATTCGATGCAGTTTCTCACAGCCGCGTGATTTACCGTTTGGCAGGCATCGCACACTTTCACCGGCGCATCGCTGCCCTTGCTCTCGCCTTTCGGGCGCACCTTGATTGCGTCAATAAACCCGTGCCGCTCGACGTTCTGGCCATAGTCTAGGATCAAGCAGTTTGGCTTCGGGCCATTGGAAATATGCGCCAGCCGGCTTTCCTTGCTCTCCATGTCCACGCCCGGCGCATAGACTGGCCGCGTGCCACGGCCAACGATCTGCACATAAAGACCGGCGCTGGCCGTCGCTCGCACCAGTGCCACAAGGTCAACGGCCGGGTGGTCGAAGCCAGTGGTGAGAACCCCGCAATTGATGAGACCGCGCCGATCACCGCGCTTGAATGCCTCAATCTTGGCCGTCCGTTCGCCCATCGGGTCTTCGCCTGACACCACCTCGATGTCGAACCCATGCGCCGCAAACGCGCGCCGAATCATGTCCGCGTGGCCAAGGCCGGATGCAAAGATCAGCCACGCCTTGCGGCTTTCTCCTAGCGTCACGATTTCCTTGACCGTGGCCTCAACCAAAGCCGGATCGCTCGCGGCCGTGGCAAGGTCGGTCTCGTTAAACTCCCCGCCGCGCATTTTGACATTGGTAAGGTCGATCTTGTTCAGGCTGCCCTTAGAGATGACCGGCGACAGATAACCCTCGTCCATCAGCATCCCGACCGGGATGTCATATGCGATGCCGTCGAAAATTGCCTCGTCGCCCTTGTGCAGAAAGCCGCTGTCGAGCCGGTAAGGTGTCGCCGTCAGGCCGACGATCTTCACAAGCGGGTTGCATTGCTTCAGCTCTCCGATAAAGCGGCCGTAGCGCGTCTCGCTGTTCTTCGGGATTAAATGCGCCTCATCGACCAACACAAGATCAGGCGGCGGGATCATGTTGGGCGCTTCCCGGTACACAGATTGAATTCCGGCAAAGGTAATGGGCTTGTCCAGCCGTTTCTGGCCGATGCTGGCGGAATAGAAACCGATTTCGGCATGAGGCACGATCCGCAGCAATGTCTTTGCATTCTGCTCAAGCAACTCCTTTACATGGGTCAGGATCATGACCCGCGTTCCGGTGTATTCCATTGCATCCTCGACCAGCTTGGCGAGAATGGCAGACTTGCCTGCGCCGGTCGGGGCAACAATCAACGGGTTCTCCCCGCGACCGTCTGCCCAATACTGATAAACCGCGTCGATGGCTGCGGTCTGATAGGGTCGCAGTTTCATAGCTGTCTCCCCGCATAAAGCGCGGCGCTGTTGCATTCGTTCCGCACAACCTCGCCCGTGTCCTTGTCGAGATACTCCACCCAATCCTCGCCAGTGTCGCTGACCTCAAGGTCAGGCGGCATGATGTGTGGAATGAACAGGTGTGCCCCACAGCCCGGCTGCATGTCGCGGCCTTTAGCACAACTCCATGCGCCTTCTCCGCTGCGCTCAGGGGTGGCGTGCGCGCAGGTGCGGCAGTTGGCCTCCGGTATTTTGCAGCCGTGGCAGACAGGCATGTAGGGGCAGAACCGGCACTTGAAAAAAGACGGGTCTTCAGACAGCCGCGTCGGTGGCGTTGCCGCAAACACAATCCGCTCCGCTTTGGCGACCAGCATCATCGCGGCGGCCGCATCGTATTTGATGCGCTCCATGTAAAGTTCGTCAGTGTTCTTGTTCACCGCCAAGAACGCGCAGCGATCAATCTCGGCCAAGTGCATCCCGATCTGGCACTGCGCCCAATAGACCGGCTTCGTCTCCTTCACGCCCTTTGCCTTCAGCGCGGCAAAGTTCTTCTCGTTCATTGTCTTGAATTCGAGAGTGTGAGGCTTGCTGCTTTCTGAAAATCCTTCGCCCACCCCATCCAGCGACAAGGCAAAGTGACCATCGCAAGCAGTGAACCTGATCTGCTTTCCGGTTTCCGGGTCGCGATCCCAGACCGTCACGCCTACGGCGCGCAGGTTTGCCACGATCCGTTCTTCTTCTCGGTCGCCCGTCTCAAACAGGCGAAGCTGGCGGCCTTCAAAGTGTGGCGTCCAAGCCCAACGAAATTGATACCACAGCGCGCGGTCGCACTCATTCCCGATCTGGGAACCACCAAGGTGCGGCCGATGCTCGTTTTTTCGCTTGGAGATGTAGTGGTCATAAATCGCTTTGACCGTTGCCGGCGTGACGTGTTGCGTCAGGTCCATCATTCTGCACCTTTTCCAAGTGGGCTATCAATATGGAACTGGATGGAACCCATCAAACCAACTCCAACTCTATAACTTGTGATGTCTCCGTTCCCAATCTTTCCATATGACCTTTGGAAAACAAAGGTCGTGTAAACGTCCGGCCCGTGCAGATCATGCAGCGCGTCCACAATTGCCTTCAACTCACCCATCGTCATCGTCGCCTCCATCTATCCAGCACTAAGCCCCCGCAGGGGCTTAGGTCTTGAAAGACGTTACTTGCGCTTCCACGGCGGGGTGGCACCACCACTCGAGGCACCGGCCGACACCGTCTCCTGCGTGGTGGTTTTGCCCGGTGCCTCGTAGCCTGCAACCTCGTTC